GGTTAGCGTCATTCGCTCGTTTTTCTACGCTTTTTACAAATCAAATAACCTAATACAAAAATTTATAAATTTATGAACGAACCAAAAATCAACTGCGCCCACGATGAGCTCCGGGATGTGGTCAACATGACAGCTCACCCTCGAAATCCAAACACCCATAACGAAGGGCAAATAAGATTGCTCTCCAAGATCATTAAACACCAGGGATGGCGCAACCCGATTGTAGTCTCTAAACGCTCAGGCTTCATTGTGGCTGGCCACGGCAGGCTGATGGCCGCTGAGCAGCTAGGGCTTGAGAAGGTGCCGGTGGATGTGCAGGATTTTAAGACTGAGGCCGACGAGTTGGCGCACCTTGTGGCAGACAATCGCATTGCTGAGCTTGCGGAGATTGACCGCTCGGGACTGGCCGATATTATAGGGGAACTTGATACGGGGAATTTAGACTTGGAGCTTACCGGCTTTGATGTGCCCGATCTCGAGGAGTTGATGACCGCAGCGCCACCAGCGCCAGATGAGTTCCCAGAAATGAACGAAGATATTGACACCAATCATGAGTGTCCAAAATGCGGTTATGAGTGGAGCTGATAAGCCAAAATATGCCGTGCCCTCAATGAAGGACATCAAGGCAATTAAGTGGAATGGATATAATGTCATATCTACGTTCTCCGGTTGCGGAGGTTCTTCGCTAGGATACCGCATGGCAGGCTATCGAGTCCTGCTCGCTAATGAGTTCATCCCTGCGGCAAGGGAAAGCTATGCGGCGAACAGTAAAGCAATTCTTGACCCGAGAGACATCAGAGAAGTAAAGGGTTCGGAGCTACTTGAAAAGGCTGGGCTTAAAGTCGGTGAGCTAGACATCCTTGACGGTTCACCTCCGTGCGCTTCATTCAGTACGGCGGGCAAAAGACAAAAGGGTTGGGGAACTGTTAAAAAATACTCCGACTCAAGCCAAAGAACGGATGACTTGTTTTTTCAATACTCTCGGCTAATAAGAGAAATGAAGCCCAAGGTTTTTGTGGCCGAGAATGTTTCCGGCTTAGTGAAGGGATCAGCAAAAGGATATTTCAAGGAAATCTTAAAAGAACTAAAGGATTGCGGATACAAGGTTAGCTGCAGAGTCTTGGATGCTAAGTGGTTGGGAGTCCCACAGAGTCGGCAGAGGACAATATTCATTGGAGTAAGGGAGGACTTGAAGCTCAACCCAGTTCACCCTTCACCGTTATCCTATCAATACAGCATTAGTGACGCTTGCCCGTGGATACTAAAAGTGGTTCACGACACTAGCGGTTTATGGTCAACAGGTGAAATAACAAACAGGACTTCGCCAACAATCACAGTTGGGGTCAATGGTGTAAACTCAAGACACTTTCAAGTTCTGAAGGAAAATAAAGACGAGTCAAAAAAAATAATTACTGAATCACACAGTGATCTGATAATAGAAAAAGGGGCTTGCCTTAAAAAATACGCAACTGGCAAGGAATGGAAGAAACTCAAACAGGGGCAGTCATCAGATAAGTATTTCAACCTTGTGAGGTCATCACTAGATAAACCATGTCAGACGGTTACAGCAATGGGTGGCTCGCCTGGGTGTGCTAGCGTATCTCACCCGACAGAGTGCCGTAAATTTTCTATTCAAGAGCTAAAAAGAATTTGTGGTTTTCCGGATGACTTTGTTTTGAAGGGTGATTATGTTAAACAATGGGAACGACTAGGTAGGTCAGTCCCTCCGGTGATGATGTCACATATTGCGCAGACGATTCACGATGAAATTTTAACCAAGGTAACAGATGAAAATTCCTAGAGATTGGACATTCAAAACCGCTCACGTTGCTGACGAGTTTGATCGTCACGTAAGGGAACAATTGCCTTGGTATGATTTGACCACGGGGGTTGTCTCTCACGTTGCTCGGCACTACATCCCTCAAAATGGGTTAGTTTATGACATAGGGGCAAGTACTGGGAACATAGGCAAAGCCCTATCTGATACACTTAATGATAGGCAAGCAGAGTTTATCCCTTTGGATAATTCGGATGCAATGTCTGACATATACGATGGGCCAAGCAAGCTAATCGTAACAGACGCAACTGAGTATGACTTCAAGCCTTTCGATTTGGCGGTAATGTATTTGAGCCTCATGTTCATCCCCCCATCAAAGAGGGAGGTTTTTATGATCAAATTGAGGGGCTTAATTAAGCCTGGCGGGGCAATAATTATCTTTGATAAATTTGAACCTGAGGGTGGCTACATTTCGACGGTTTTATGGCGGCTTGCTTTGGCTGGTAAAGCGGCGGCGGGCGTTTCCTCTGATGAGATACTAGCAAAAGAGCTATCACTTGCTGGGGTTCAAAGACCACTAGCGATGAAAGAGGTTCAACCATCCGTTGAAATCTTCCGCTTTGGTGACTTTGCGGGATATGTAATTGAAAAAAAATAATATGGAAAATAAAGATAAATACCTACAACTTGAGGAAATAAACATCAGCAACATCGCCAAGAAGGTAAAGGCTGGCAAGACACTCACGGCATCTGACCGCAGGGCTGTGGAGAACTTCAAGCGCATGGAGCAAGGCTTGAGGCCGCAGCAAACTGAATCAGAGACGGCAAAAGAATTTGACGTTACTCGTGACACCATTGTGCGGTGGAAGAAAATGAAAGCGCCTTTCGACGGCAAGGACGCGGATGTTTACCAATGGATGGTTAATAGCAAGATCACCGGCGGCAAAGATTGGAAGCGTGCTTACCGGGACGCCAACCCAGGCAAGTTCCCGAAAAAGAAAACCGCCAAGAAAGCAGCAAAGAAAACAGCAACCAAGACGGCCGAGGAGCTGCGCGATGAATACTTTGTTGAGCTTCAGGAAGCCAAAGAGGCAGGAGACGACGCACGGGAGAAAATCGCACTAGATGCTTACCTCAAGATTGATAAACAGATACGCGAACAGGAAGCGCACAATAAAAAGCTCGGCTTAGATAGTGGCGAGACATTGCCACGGCCAGAGGTTGAGCGCATTCTTAAAAATTGGATTTGGGGTGGCAATGCGTGCTGCGATAAATACTCAAAACAAATCGCCCAGCGGCTAAGTAACAAGCCGCCCGCTGAGGTTCGTAAGATACTTAAACCAATGCTTACAGGCTTGCTCGTCTTTGAAGGCTTAAAGCGCATGGCTAAGGTGCCAGGTGAGATTAACCTGCCACAGTGGTTCATTGATTGCGTGCAGACTGAGCGCAAGTTCTACCTTAAACCATGAAAGATGAGGTCGAGCATTACGAAGAAGCCGACCCCATTGTTTGGATTGAGGAAGCCATACAGTTGGACTATGGTAACTTTAAACGGGAACACCACCCGTTATTACTTGAGCCATTGCGAATGGGCGCAACTAAGCGCGGCGGCTACGTTGGTCTGATTGGCTCGGTCCAGCATATCAAAACCTTATGCGCTCAACTGATTCAGCTCTATGGCATGGGAACATCACCATGCAATGCCGCGCACTATGACTTGACTGCCGAGGCGTTAAAAGAGCTAAGCGATGATAAGCTTATGCCGCTTATTGATAACACGGAGAGAATAACAAGGATTATTCCAGACGAGCCGAGGCGTAGAACAAAGTTTTACACCAGCACGCCACAAGGTTTCCTGCGCCTGCTATCCGCTGGCATATTAGCCAACAGAAACTCAAAGACATTAGAGCGCATTACCGCTGATGAATCATGGGCTTACAAGGATGACGAGTCATGGCTTGAGCAGATCCATGACAGGCAGAGTTCATTCACATGGTCCTGGCAGATGTTCTTGCCATCATCAGGCCAGACAGCAGGCAGTCAACTCGACCAACTCTGGCGCAAGTCGACGCAGAGAACATGGCATGTCAAATGCGACTGCTGCGGTGAAGAAATACCTTACATTTGGAAACTACCAGCGGTGAATGGCAAGGTGCCGCCAGGCGGTATGCGCTACGCATCGAGTAAGGAAATAATAGATGAGGAAGGAATGATTGACTGGGTAAAGCTGCGCGATTCAGTGTATTACCAATGCCAGCTTTGCGAGGGCAGGCTTGAGTGGAACCCAGCAGATCAAGACAGGCGCAACATGGAAGGGCGTTACATCCAGATGAATGAGAACGGCGACCCTGACATTGAGTTCTACCACTACAATGCAATGGTGCATGTGCCGTGGCCTGAGCTTGTCACAAAGTGGAAAGAAGCCACTATTGCCAGATCACGCGGTGATTTATCAAAGCTTGAGAACTTCGTTAGAAAGCAGCTCGCTGAAGCGTGGAACGAATCCGATTATATGTCTGACGAGGTGCAAGAGAACGCACGCGGCGGGTATCTGCTCGGAGAGAAGTGGGAGCCGGAAGGCGGTGAAGAGCCTCTGCTGTTCCTCACTTGCGACGTTCAGAAGGATCACTACTATGTCGTGGTCAGGGCCTGGTGCGTCATCAATGGTGTGTTGCAATCTCGCCTCATTGAACGCGAGAAGGTTGTCAGCGTTGGCGCTATTCGTGACCTTGCCGATAAATGGCAGATCACACAGAACGGCATACGAGGCTCGCGCGTCTTTATGGACGGCAACTATAACACAGGACAGGTGCAACGCATCGCAGCCGATAACGGGTGGATGGTCTTCCGTGGTGATAAAGCAATGGACTTCCGACACCAGGACGGGCTGCGGCGCATCTATTCAGACGTTCAATACATCGACATCGGAGAAGGCACGCGAGAAGCTAAGGGTGGGCGCTATGCTGGGCAAGTGCGATTCAGTAAACATTCAGCACTCAACAGGCTCTCACTCATTCGCTCAATCAAAACAGAAGACGACAAGATGGTGTGGACGTATGCAGACAACGCCGGCTCAGTCTATGAGCGCCAGATAAACGCATGGCACAGGATAAGCAAGACAGCGCCAGACGGCAAGCGGTTTTATGACTTCATCAACCGAGACAGCAAGGATGACCACTACGGTGACGCAGAGCAACAGCAAGTGGTATGCGCGGCAATGGCTGGCTTAGTTGGAGTGAGCGGCGCAGACAACAGCGAGGACGATGCGTAATTCCACTATTGCAAAATAAGTTACCTTGTGTAATCTGACTCAGCATGAACATCTCGAACGCTTCCGCAAACCTTAGCCTTACGGCAACAGGTAACACTACGCGCCCAGGCTACATTGGATCAGTCTCTATTAACTCAGGCGTTAAAGCTAGTTACTCAACAGCAGACCAAGCCTACCAAACCTTTTTCTTGTTGGCTGGCACGACAACGGCGGCAACGCTCAACATGACAACAGGTGATGCCGCTGGCGACGCTTGGACAGCACCCGTGCAGCAAGTCGAAACAGCAACCGCAGCGGGCACAGTCACCGGCGCTGGAAATGGCAAAGCTACCATCACAGCGGCAGGCTTAACAGGTTCACCCCTTAACATCACGTTTGCCGTCACTGATGAGGTGGCAGCAGACTGGGCGGCACTTGCTAGAACTGCCATTGCAGCCAACACAGATGTGGCAGCCATGTTTGATGTAAGCGGCACAAACACCGCTATCGTGCTGACTCGCAAAGCAGTTGGCTCTTATGTCGTCGGCAGCGAAACAATCGTTGCGGCATTCGCTAACGATGCCACGCTAAACATTGCGCTCGACAACGACACCAGCACAGGCATCACCACAGCAGCCACATCAGCCAACACCACTGCAGGCGTGGCAGCAGACGGCGCATACATCTGGAACGATGACATTGACTTTGAAGGCTTCGCGCTAGCATCACCAACGGCGGTTTATGCAGTGGCCATTGACCACACAACCGAGGACGCTAACGGGCAAACGATGAACTACACCATCGGCACGGAATACAGTGGCAGGATGACAGCAAGCACAACTCAATCATCCAACTTGGTTCTTAGTTACCCAGACGCAGCAACCATTCTCGACACGCTAACCATGACTAGCACATCAGACACGGGTCTGGTCACGGTCACCGTGGTAGCCGTTGAATGATTCGATCATTGACAAATTATAAATTTAAGGCTTTAAATAGTTTCACAATATGCGTGCATTGCTCTTCACAGTCTGGCTACAAGCCGACAAATCTGTTACCGCTACACTGTCACTGCTTGAGCAGCTAACCGCAGCACAGCTAGAGACGGTGCAACAGGGCGGCGCTCGCATGATTAATGCATCACTAAGCGGAAAAAGTTTCAGCTATGAACTGCCTCCTAATTGGGGCGCATTTGATTTCACAGAAATGATTCGATTGGCATACAAACGCATATCACTTGGCGGCGCATCAGGTGGGCAGATGACAGATGCTGAGTTGCAAACTTACGTGCTTGATGCTAACGACGAGGTCACTGACACAATGACAGCTCGCATCGCTTTTTATAATAACCGCAGTTAATCATGGCAGTCTCACCACTTAAATCGACATACGGCAGAGCGAGCGCACGCAACACGCAACAATATCGAGGCGGCAGCAGCGAGTTTTACAGTGGCGGGCGTAACGACCAGCGCAGGCTCAACACCAACAACTTGTCAAACGACATTGCCGACATGATGACGGCGCATCGTCATAAGATGATGCTCGGTGACAGTCGCTACATTTACCAATCATTCAGCAGCATTGCCGGCGCAGTTAAGCAAAAAGCAAACTACGTTTATGGCGGAAGCTGGCGGCTGCAATCACTTAGCGCTGATACTGACTTTGCCCTTGCAGTCGAAGAGGATTTTAAAAAGCTCGATCAAGCCTTCGACTTGAGGGGCAGCAACTTTGGATTCAGAAAGAACATCTGGCGCGGCAGCAAGTTGCTCGACGTGGATGGTGACTTCTTTGTGATACTTACCGAGCAGCCAGACACGGGTTTTCCCAAGCTGCAATTTTTAGAAGCTCACCGCGTTGGCGACTGGGGTGATTGCCGTGATGGATATATCAGCGACAACCCAGCATACAACGGGCGCAGGATTCTTACAGGCGTTATTGTCGATGACTACATGGCACCGATTGCTTACCGAGTTAAAGACGACAGCAGGGCCAAAGGCTTCCAAGATATTCCAGCAAATTCAGTGGTTCATTTCACCGACATGGAATGGTTCAGCCAAGGGCGTGGCACGCCAACAATCGCGGCGGCAATTCTCGACTGGTATGATTTATCAGAGACGAGAGACGCGCAGAAGATGAAGCAAAAAATCAACAGCATATTAACGCTTGTTGAGTCAACCGAGTCAGGCACACGCGACATCGGGCGCAATGCACTAGGCATCGGTGGAGGTTCAAGCACACCAGCAACAACCTACATGGACAGTGGCATGATCCGCATCATTAAGAACGGCGGCTCACTCAAAGCACACACAGCTAACGACCCACCAGAGGGTTGGTTAAAGTTCACTCAGCTTGTCGAGCAATCGGCATTCTACGCCCTTGGATGGCGCAGAGAAATGCTAGACAGTTCAGCCGTTGGCGGTGCTGGCGTGCGTGGTTTCAGCGCAGACATTAACAAATCAATAGCAGCTAGACGCGAGACACTAGAAGGCGGATACAAGCGATGCGCTCAATACATCATTGCCAAGCGTGCCAAGATGGGCGTTTACTCATTACCTAAAGACTGGTGGAAAGTAACCTTCACCAAGCCGGCAGAATTTACAGTTGACGAGGGCAGAATGCGCTCTGCCGATATTGAAGATTTGCGAGCAGGCTTAATTACAGCAACCGACATCACTGAGCGCAGAGGCGAGAGCTATGACGATATCGTAATACAACGCGCCAAGGAATTAGCACTACTTAAAAAGGTCGCTGAAGACTACGGCCACAACGTGGCAGAGCTATCAATTCTCACTAAACCTGGCGACATTTTGCCAGAAACAGACAACAACAACAACACAGATACAACAGATGACCAATAATACATGGTATAATATGACAGCAGCCGAGGGTGAAACCTCCGCTGAAATCAGCATCTATGACGCTATTGGGTCATTTGATGTTAATGCGAAGCAATTCGTTGACGAGCTGAAAGACATTAACGCAGACACAATCAACCTCAGGATCAATTCTCCAGGTGGATCAGTCATTGACGGCAACGCAATGTTTAATGCACTCCAACGCCACCCAGCAAAAGTGATCACTCACATTGATGGATTGGCTGCCAGCATGGCATCAGTCATCGCTATGGCAGGCGACGAAGTGCACATGGCAGACAACGCCCTGCTAATGATTCACAACCCGTGGACATTCTCAATGGGTGACGCTGACGAACTACGTGCCGACGCTGACTTGCTCGACAAGATGAGCGCCAGCATCCTCAGCTCATACGGTCGCAGTCAATACGAGGCTGACGAACTAAAGAACCTCATGGATGAGGAGACCTGGTTCACAGCTCAAGAAGCATTTGACGCTGGGTTTGTTGATCACATCAGCACAGGCCTACGCGCAGCAGCCGGCGACATCACAGCAATGGCAGAAGGTGCAGAAATCAAGGTTCCAGCCGAGAAGCAAATCGTTTCACTGACTAAGCAGATCGAGGCAGTCACCAAGGCAAGCACAGAGATCTCAGCAGACTTGCTTGAGCAGGTTGTCATCAACCAAGCTCTTGAAGCTAAGGTTGAGGAAATCACCACTGAGCTTGCTTCAGCAGCATTGACAATGGAAGCAGCAGAGGCATCCGTCGAGAAGGTTGCAGCCGAGCTTGAAGCTAAAGCAGCCGAGGCAGAAACCAAGGCGGCAGAGCTTGAAGCTAAAGACGCTGAGATCGAGCAAACC